CCGCGTACTTGCTCGTAGAACTCGATTGCTTCGCCTCGTGCTACAACCAAAGTTGATGACGCAAAGTTTTTGTCAGCAACAAGTGTCAAACCAAATGGATTGAAAGTTGACATTTGTGTGATGTTTGCTGTGCCTGCTGCGTTCATGCCTTGCAATCCTGCTGCACCAACGTACGGGAATACTGGTCGTTTGTCAGCGTCTAACTGCTTGCCGAGGTATAGCCATACGTTTGGATCAACAAAACAATGATCAGGTAGGAAGTTTGTTGCAGTCAAAATGTTGTATGCGGCTGTGTAAAGCGCATTAAACAATGATGATGGGTCTGTGCTTGAAACTGTCCATGTTGAACCTGACGCTGTAGCGCCTGCGGTGATTGCGTCGGCTGCAACGTTATCGCTAGCCAACATGTATTGGCCAACAAGGTCATTAAGAATAATGTTGAGCGACGCTGGATCTGTAAAATCAACGTCTTGAATCGACAAAGTTACTTGACCAGCCAACGTTGTTTTAGTAACGCTGTTGCTAGCAATAACCATTGTTGTTGCTGACGCTGCAGCAAATTCACTTGATTGCGCTGCAACTGATGTGTGCGTTGTAATGGTTGGGCGCACAAATGTTTTTGATGCACCGTTGTTTGGCATGGCTCGAGCGCCAATTGCGTTTACAACTGGTCGGATGAAGTTAAGGTCTTGAAAGACTGGCCCAAGAACTGGAATTGGCAACAAACCGGGTGTATCCGTCGTTGCGATATCGCCTGCAGCTGCTTGCAACGCTGACTGGTTTGACTTAACAAACTCGTTAGTTGCGCGTGCAACGTTTTCAAATGTTGTGCCACCAATGTGCATTGCTGCAAAATATTCGCCCGGTGTTGGCAAATTAAATTTACGTGCAGGTTGCGCCCACAATTTTTCTGTGGTTGCTTGCGCTGCTTCAACTACTGTTGTCTCGTTTTTGTCGGTCATGTCATTGTCCTTTGTTGTGTCTTGTTCTGATTGTATAGCACTTGTCAATTCGGTTTCGGGGATACCTTCGGCTACCTCGTCAGGTGCGCTGGCCGCAACCTCGGTAATGACTGCACCGCTAAACGCGCCTTCGCTGACCAGCGACAATTCTTGCCACGTGGCCGCCTCTACGATCATCACGCCTTCCTCGTCGTAACTGAATTTTGTTGGGGTTACGCCTACCGATACTGCGTCAATAACGCCGTCGTTTGCCAGCGTCAAAGCTTCATCGCCTAGTCGAGTGGCGCTGATCTTGGCTGTAAACATCATGCCCTGCGGTGTGTCCACGCGCTCAACTACTTTGCCGACAATCTGATTGCTGTCGTGCTGCATAAACAGTTTCGGGTCGCGCCCCGTGACTGGCAACGACCCTTGCAAAAATCGTACCTTAGTACCGTCATTAACGGTTGCTGTTTCGTCGTATGTAACGGCCACGCCTGAGATTGAGCGCGACGGCAAGCCCTCTGCCGCCGCTGCATCAACCGTGATCTGTGAAGGGGTTAATCTGATCATGTTGGTGATACTACTCTTTCGTTTGTTTCTGTGTTGTCATAGTCGCCCATTGAATATTCGCCCGACAAATATTGTTCAACGTCAAATTCAACGTATGTGCCGTTAGGCAAAATGTTGTTTTGGCTTAGTGTGCCAGCGATGCAATCTGCGTAGGCACGTACGCCAAATGTCCACAAGTCCATGCGTGCTTCAGCACTTGACTGGTACGAATAACTGCCAACCGACACGCCTGCAAGGTACGGCGGAATATTGCACAAACGTGCCATTTCCATTGCTTGAAATTCGGCGCTTTCAATTAGCAACATTTTGTCAGGGCTAGTAGCGGTCTCTGTGTATTTTACAAATTCGTTCAACGCTGCTGTTTGATTAGTTTCACGAGCTGCATTAAAAGCCGCTGCAAGATCAGCCAACTCTTGTGCGCTCAACGGCTCGCCGCCCGTCTGAGAAAGGATGCCCGCCGGAATTGCGCTGCTCGAGTTTCGCAACCGTGCGGCTTCAAGTTTTAGCGCTGTAGCGACGGCTGTTTCGCTCATGTAAATAATGCCTTGAATTGGCGACAAAAATTGCACAACGTCGTTTGGATCTAAACCGCCACCGTTAAACACGATGTCTTTTGACGGTGCAAACCAGACCGGACCGGACTGATCGAGTGTCTGACACATCGCCGCCGGCAAACGCGTGTAGGACGCTGGGTATCCGTCGGCTGTACGGCTAGTGATGTACCAAAACGCGCGACCAAAAAAGAAAAGATCGTCAAATGTCCATGACATAATAAAATTATTTGGCAGGGTTGGGTCTATGCGTCGCAACCATGTGCGCGGCGCTAACGGCATCTTTTCTATTTCTTGACCGTTCCACATTTCGGTGTACATCTTTAAGTTCATGCAACCGATGACGCTGGCCATGAGATCGCGCGCTCGACTAATGGTTGGCACACTCATTGCGCGATTACGTGCCGTGCCTTCAACGTACGAATAATATTGACCGACAAGTTGTGCGCCAGCGTTGTTGTTTTGATAAAACGTGCCACCTGCTGCGGCTGCTTTAGTTGGCTGCGGTGAAATAGCCGCTTTTTTAATTGACCTGTTAAAGATTGCCATTGCCTAAGTATGCCACCAAACCATTTGCGCGTTGTGTATAGGTGGCCGCCGCAAACGTAACCGAGAAAGCATAGGTAAACGACGGCCACCCGTTTTGCATACTAGCGATTAGCGACAACGATCATAGGTTTACCTGTTGCGGTAGGTCGGCTGGCAAGTGCGGCGCACCAAACTAAACAGCGCGCTAACTCGATCGGGCCGGGTGAACGCTGGCTGCTAAGAGCAATTGAATTTTGTGACCTGACCGCGACCGCGCGTTGTACGTGTTCGGCCAACATATTTTCGCCTGTATGCCACAACAGTTTTTCGTGGATCATTGACTTGATGCGCGGCGTAAATTTAAGTATCTCGCCATAACCGACGATCGCACGCCGACGCTCAAGCGCTAACGGCCAATGAATATCTATAGACGGACTAATTGCAAATTTGATTGCCGTGTTTTTGGCTAGACGCTCGACGTGTTGCAACATTTCGTCGTATGTGTCGCACACGAACTCGACTGTTACTACGGTGCGCCGATCGTCAAGCACGACGGCTCGAGTGGCAAAATAGCGGTCGTCGGTCAGACTGGTTTCTATGGCAACTGTGCCACCGTCAGGCATCGGGTCTGTGTACTCCAGCTCAGGCCACAAACCCGGTGCTATCCACGACTTGTCGCTGGCTACCCAAAGGTTGCATGACGCACGCAAAAATGATGCGCGGTCAGGGTTCTCGCTCTCAGCCTCAATAGTTTTTAAGGTTAAGGTTTTGCCTAGTGCTGGGTTAGCCCAACCCCACGCGCGACTGTCCATAGGCGATATGTCAGGCGGTGGCGACCACTCCGCAAAATACAGACTTGACGGCTCAGCACGGTCAATAGATCGCAACCCCTGTTCGCGCCAACGTTGCATTGCGGTACTTGCCTCTGTGCCAGCCGTTGACCACGCCGACAACAATGGCGAACGTCGAGCGCGCTGGGCAGGCAAGAGTCCCCCGTCTATGACTGTTGAGCCAATATCCCAAATCTCGTCAGCGACGATCAAATCGCAAGACATACCGTGACCGACACTCGAGTTGGCTGCACGAATAAACCATTTAGACCCGTCAGGCATAGTCACCTGATTACGGCCATAAGACCGCATAAGTTTTGCACCAAAACGCAACTCAAGAATGTCAGCCAATTTGTCATACAACATGACTGCCAAGTCAAGACGATGCGCGGTAGATAACACGGTTTGCGGTAGCCCCCGGTGCTTAGGCATCTCAGTCAGCCACCAGCCGACAAGCGCTGTTAGTGCAACCGTCTTACCGTTCTGACGCGCCGTAGAAACCATAGACATACGATGCAAAAAATCCCCGTCGCCGTCAAACAACAACTGACCGTCTAAAACTCTTTGCTGCCACGGCATCAACTCCATACCAAGATGCTGTAAAGCCCAGCCCCCCACCTCAGCCCCAAACGAACCCGACGCATCAGGCCACACAGTCTCCAGTCGAGGCTGATCTCGGCCAGTCACCGCCAGTTCAGGCTGGTTAGGGTCATCTGAGATAATCCTGAGTTGGGTCGGGGTGAATAATTTTTTCTCAGTAAAAAACGGTTTGTGTGTTTCGCGTATTCCGTTTTGTCTC